TATTCTTTTTCTAAAAGTTCTTTAGGACAAGCATCAGTAGAAAAAGCATTACGTGAAGGTGCAGCAGAAGGCTCACCAAAATCAGTTTATTATACAGGTGGTACTGAAAAAAGAACTAGACCTTATGATTTTCGTGAATCAATGTTTGGTAATACTAAAGGTATATTAGGTGAAACTGAAGGTGATGCAGGTAAAACATATGGTAAAGGTCCTAAGTTTACAGGTGTAGATGCACAAGGAAATATACAACAACCAAGACAAGCTGTTAATTTTGGAGATACATCACATTTAGAAGTAGGTAAAGGTGATACTTACTTTAGAGAAACAGGTCCTAAAACACCAGGTGGTAGAGAAGTTAAAAACTTTAGTGCTGGTAAAAAAATATCAGGTAATAAAGTAGGTTCTGTTACACCTGATGCACCTAAAGCTGTTGTATCTAATGAAGGTTTTAGTATGAAAAAAGCATTTGATGATGGCGTTGCACAAGGTATGACATCAAGGCAAGCACAAAAAAATGCAGAACGTTTACAAAGATTATCTAAAATAAAAGGCAAAGGCAAGGGTAAAGGTAAATTATTTACTACTGTTGCTGCTATAGGTATAGGTTCTATACTTAATAAAGATAGATAATGTTTGATAGATTCAAACGAAAAAGAAATTCCGATGGGACGTTTAAGAAAGACGTTGCGTGGACTCCTTGGAACGATGCATGGAGTTATAAAATGAGTGAAGACTTAAAAGATATGCTTGAAAGAACCGGATGGACTTTCGTTGAAGCATTTATTGGTGCGTTAACAGTTGCACCTTTAGTTGGTGTAGAAGCAGAAACACTACAATTAGCTGCGTTAGCTGGTGGTGGAGCTGCGTTAGCAGTTATTAAAACATACGCTAAAAAGAAAATTAGTAACTAATGCCAGCACCTAAAACTAAAACTAATATACCTACTTGGCAAGATAGAAATGTCAAGAATCGTGGAACTAAATTAAATAAATAATGCCTGGTTATAAGAATGTTGGAGGACGTGGCTTTACCGGTAATGGTATAGGTAAAAAAGAATTACAAAGCCGCATGAAACAACATACTGCCTTGCGTGATAAAGCTTTACGTAAAGGTAATGAAGCAGATAGTATGTACAAACAAATGGGTAAGCTTATAGGACAGCATGGCTCTGACCCAGCATTTAAAAAAGCTGGATACACTGATGCTGCTTATAGGACAATGGACAAAGCATTTGTTACTAGACAATCAGCTTACAAACAAGCAGTTAAATTTAATAAAGGACTTAAGAAACTACAACTAGATAAGTAGTATTGGCGTCTATCGTTTTGATAGTATGTTCTTTATAAAAAATTTTAGATATCTGTTATATCTGTACTTGGAATCTGTACATTAATCTACAATGAAATAACTACCTTTAGGTAGATTCCATGAATCTAGTAAATCTCGTGCTCGAAACTTACCTTTCTCAGTACTGCCATTGTATATACAGTGTGCAGTTTTTAAGAACATTAACCTATCACATTGACCATTAGTGTAATGTATTTTACTTTCATTAAAGTCTATAAGTTTTTGAATGTAATCTAGTGTACGTTGTGTAACTTCACCATGGTCTTGCTTAGTAGCTGGACGCATAGCATGTTCTAATCTAGGCATTGTTTCATTATTACCTACAGTTACTTTTCTAGGACATAACTTAGCATTACGTATTGTTTTCATTTCATGTGATAAAGATATATACATTTCTAATGTATCACGTTCTATAGTCATAGTTACCCATATTGGATTACCTTTATCTGTTACTCCTAGTAAACGTTTACCTCCAAATGTGCTTGCGTTATCCGCCTCTGTAATCTTTTCGTTTATCCACTCGTACCATCTGACTCTTGTAGCGTCTGGCGATACGTGGTTTCTCTCCTTCACTGAAGAGAACTTCTTAAAGTTGTTCACTCTTCTTCTCCTTCTAATTGTTCAAGGTGATAGTTATAATCAAGTACAAACTTATCCATCAGGAACCTAAGCTTATGCATGTCTGGCTGCACGTTAAACGTATCACTGCCGCATGCTTTATTAAACTGTTGGGCCCATACTTTCATGTACTTAGGGTGTGTAAAGATATTAACTCTATTAATATCAAATGGTTTATTCCCACTCAAGATTATCCATCTCCATTTCTAATTTTTCTATACAATCATTGCAGTATTTAACCAGAGTAAAATCAGTCATGTAGCTTACACCACATATTTCACATACAAGATTTAATACTTTATTGATTTCTTTTCTAAATTGTTTGTTTACGTTAGACCATGTCATCTACATAGCCCCATACTTTCTCGCAATAGTCACAATATACTTGGTCAGTTACCACGCATACTCGTTCGAGTTTGTGTCCACAACAAATCATTATTAGTTCCTTTCCAACAATGTTTACTACTGTTCCAATGATGCCATCCATCATTATACACTAACCATGCAGCAATTGCAGTTGATACTTCAGGGTTAGTTCTATCACTTATTATACCAAGTTTAGGTTTTAACCAAGCCCAAGTATCATCATTAAATTGCCAGAGTCCAACATCCTTTGTCCCATTAGAGTTAATACCTACAGCCGTAGGCTGCCCACTGCTTTCACAATAGATTATCCCTAAAGCACGCAGGATGTCGTCCTCTTTAAAATACCGGGATACCATATCTGTATGTTCAGATACATAAAGAATGTCGGCTCGCACTTCCATACATTCTTTGTACTCCGGTAATGTGTCAGTTGTAATGAACAAAGGAACAATACAACTGACTAATATTTCTATCATTAGCTAATGGCAGAAGTTTTTTGCGGAACTTCTGTACAAAAATAATGTACAAGTCCTCGTTTTTTACTAGGTAAAGTTGTTATCTTATAACCTTCCTGCCTAAGATTATGTATAATACCACCGAATCTGTGACAATATAATTCTGCTACAAATTCCCAATTAGATATTGGTTCTGCATCTATGTATTTTTCTAATACATATGCAACTAACTGTGTTTTACTTTTTATGTAAGCTGGTATTTCTTCACCTCTAAAGTATTCTGGAATCATACGTTCCACTCTTTTGGTATATCGCTGTTATCTAGCCACCATGACTTACGCCATTTACCTGTATGACCACCACATATTACAGGGTCATTAGTACTGCACGTAAAGTCTGGACTTTTATCTGACTTTTTACTGTTACGATTATCGTATACCATTTGGTTACAATAAGGACACTTTAAGTCATCACGATATTTATTTTGTTGTTCCATATCTTTTACTACCTCTCCGACAATACCATCCGGTGTTTGTAATCCGTCTGTTATGTCTGTCGATTCTATACCAGCAGCTTTAAGTTTGTCTTGTAAAGATAACTCATCAAACTGCTCTTGTGTATATTCTGTAGGCATATCTACTAAACGTTCTATCATTGCAAAGTATTTATTTAATTGTTCATCAGACCAATCAGCTTTAGATTTAGGAAACTTCATAGTACGTGCATACTCGTTAGCTGTACCTATAATCTTTTGCAATGTTTCAGGATGCTCTACAGACTCTGTCATAGTATGTATAGTTTTAGCTATAAATTCTACATCTTGTTTACTCATCAGTGCCTACGATACTATCCATAATCTCTTCCATACGTTTAATATCTTCTGGTGTAGGTTTGTTTTCTTTCTTACGCATATCTACTTTAGTAACTACTACGTTATCTTCTGGTTCTGCAGCTGTAGCTTCTTCTTCTGATTGCTTACTGCCTGACCATAGCTCTACGCCAAGACCAAACCTCATACATGCACGTTTGAATGCATCTGATTCTGCATCCTTGAGATTACTACCATCATTAAACTTACTGTTAGAAAGTTTAAATGTATCGACATCACCAAAGCCGTCATAGCTTCCCATGTCTTCAATAGTTATAGTACCTTTAGCACCTACTATTCTTTTCTCACCATTGTGTGTACCATATACTGGTTCACATATCCAAGTGTATTTAACTCCACTGTCCCTTAAACGCTCAACGTAGTGTGCGTGTGGAACATAATCACCAAACTTACCAGCTGGTGCTTTACGAACTAACTCCTGTGGAAATGGAGATAGTAAGTCAACGTTACTTTCCATAACATTCCTTCCTTCTATTATCTTCGTGTGAGAGTCAGTAGTGACGAACACGAAGATAAGTTTATTCTTCTTCTAAGTGTAACAGATTACGTAAGTTAGTAACGCCACGTTCTACTGGCAGTAACTTAACGCCACCCTGTCCATCAGTTAGTATAAAGTATGGCTTATCACCTAAGCCACTGTACTCAATACTATCTAATTTCCACTTAGACTTGACAATATTGTCTATCATATGTATATTATATGACCTATTTGTCTTGATTTGCAAGCTTTACTAGGTATTCTGCAGTAACTCCAAGGCCTGGCTTGCAGAATAATAACCACTGACATGGCCTACCCATCGAAGCAAGCTGCTCCAATGCATATGTGTTGTAGCTTTCAGTACTTCCATTAACCCATAAACGTATGTCATTTACGTACATCGTGGTAGGCGTATGCCAATGTCCAGCAATAGCATAATCGAAATCGGGCATGAGTTGTCTTGATGCTAGTGCCTTCCAACCTAATAGTTTTTTACCAAAGCCATACCAGGGAAACCCTGAATGACCCCTTATGTTATCGCCATGCCATACAAAGAACTTACATCCTTCGCCTAGGTCTGCGATATCAAACCAATGATTATCACCTGTACTGTCAGGTATAGTAAACTCTATTCTTTTTTCTTTTTCATAAGTCATGTCCATTATTTTGCCAAGCATTCTATCTGCATTGGAATCAGGATGATAGTCTTTACGTGCTCTACCACCTAACGAACCATGATTACCTATAACCCAATGTACTTCTACTTCATTAAAGTTAGCTAGTAATATATCAAAGAACTTAGTTAATATTCTGGGACCGTCAATAGTTACTTGGTTATATAACGAAGCATCTATTAAGTGTGTTTGTCCTGGGAATATAAGTTCTCCTTCTACTATATCTCCAGCTGCAAGTACTACACATTTGTTTACTGGATGTGCAGAACGTTGTACATTAGTAAGTTCTACAATTTTATTTGCATATTCAATAACTCTATCTTCAGCTATTTCAGTATTGTATTCAGGTGTTACCTTTGCTAATTGTATATCTGACAATACAGCTATTGCTATTTCTTCTGATTTAGTACGTTTATGTAGTTTAGGTTTAGGTATTTTAGGTTTATCCCACGTCCGTAGGTTTGTAGAAACTGCCTGATAAACAGCTTCAATCATATCAGCTTTTTTATTCTTAGCTTTTTCTAATTGTTTAAGTAAACGAAGATTATCTTTTTTAAGTTCTTGTATTTTATGGGACTCTGCTTCTGCAATAAGTTTATCGAGTTCTTGTTTTTTATTTGACATCGTCAATTATATTTTGGAAATGATTACGTACAGCAGATTCGCTAATTTTAATATTGAAATGTTCTTTTAATAATCTATGAACAACATAAGGTTTAATAGGTCTACCTTGTTTGACTCTGTCTTCACAGCCTGACCAGAACTCTTGTGCTTCTGGTGTTATTCGACTAAGTATTGGACTACGTTTGCCATTCTCAGCCTCATCTAAGATACTTTCTATATCCATAGTTATCATTATATCCATACTTTTTATGATTACAAGGACCTAATTGTACAGTCCACGCCAACGTTTCTACTTACCTGTTGGAGGGCATTACACATCTAGTGCATCTGAAGGTACACCGTTGCTATGACGTACAGCTCAGAGTATATCGTAGTGTGTTAGGTCTGATAATTATTTGCATTAGCTTGTTACTATTTTTAAAACGCTATCAGCACAAAACGTTTGCTCATCTCGCAGACTGTAATCCATAGGTTGTTAATTAATACTACATGTTATCCTTTCAATGTCTTATCACTCGTGGCAACACTTGGCCTCACTGCGTCACTCACTCAATCAAATGTAAACGCCCTACCCCACCGGTACGGGCGGAGTGCTCCTTGTTTCGTTGCTGCGTGTCACCACTCCCTACAGCTTAAACTTCGCCCTCTGGCAGCCGTTCCTCGCTGCCTCGCTAAGAGGTGTTAGCTTCGTTGCTTCGTCACTTTTGCCAACGGGCAAGTTTAAGAATTGGTATGTGTAGCAGTGTTCACTATGGGTTGATTGTTGACATTCATGAGGTTCTAACCTGTTGCAGGTTCTCCCTGCACTCTATTCTGCTACGTGAACATAGCTTTAATTAGCGGAAAGGAACACTAACTGTCTTGCGACATTACTAAGTTCCATACCACTATACTACGTTTAGTTTTAAAGCATGTTCTTTTACTTCGTCCATGTTCTTTAAGTTAATAATTTTGTTTTGTGTACATATGTCGTAGCATTCTCTAAGCAAGTTATAACCTGAAGAGTTTTGACCTGCACCGAATACTTTCATATCCGATACCCAAATCCTACGTTCTGGCATTTCTGCTAGCCAACGTAATGCTGGGCCATCTACAACGTTACCACCACCACTATGTTTTTCTAAGTAGTCATCGTTAACACGCATACCATTCTTAGCAATAATACGTAAATCACCAGTACTACCTCTATAACCATTGTACATTGCAATGTTTACTGCAGGTAACATCTGCATGATTTCTAGTATATCTTCGCCACTGAATGACATAGAACCTGATGCGTCTATCAATATAGTGCCACCTTTAACACGTTGTTTTTGTTTGAATATTTTTTTATCAATACAAAATCTATTAATGTATTTAGGATTGTAACCATAATCCATAGGCCTATACGCACGTCCATTGTTAATTCGTGAACGTAGGTTAACTGACAGTGGAGGATTATGTATATCCATTTGTCCCCATTGACCTATGCCATTGGTAGTACGATATATAAGTTCCTCTTGTAATTCTCTACGCATACGTTTAGCAAGTGAATTAGTATCAGTAGGACCTACTTCATCAGCATCTTCGCCTTCACTTTCTTCAGTACTTTGTCCTCCAGATTGTGGTGGAGGTGCCATTACTTCTTCTGGTTTAGGTTTATCTATGAACTCATTAATGATATGAGATAATTTCTCTGCTTGTTTCTGTACCTTACGATAACTAGGCCATTGACCATACCTATGATGAATCATTGCCCTAGCAAATTGTCTTGCAACACTCATTGCAAAGTTAATTTCTGAACGTCTGAGTGTAGAAAAATCTGTATCATTAGCTGCATCAGTAAACAAACCAAATATTGTATCTGTATAACTAGCATTTCTAGTATATGCATCGTATATAAAACCATAACTACCAAGTAGAAATAGTATTATATCTGCAACACTAGACGTTTTAATCATACGCATTGTCATAGCTTCTATGTTATGCATACACAATATAGGTTGGTCAATAGGCATTTCAGCACGTCTTGCTAACAAGTAATTGATACGCACTTCTTCTAGTGCATGTATACAATCTGGTCTAGTACCACGCAGTAGTTTGCCCATAGTTTTAGGCGACCACTTAGCGTGACCTAGTTCGTGCCTACGTATCATACGACCATGATTAATACCACAATGTTCACATTCCCTATCCATAGGTACATACATTTGTCTGTTAAGATTGTCTGTCCTAGGCTGTGGGTCAGCTTCTGTATTTTCAAAAACATCCCACTTCTCACCAGTAACTATCTGTGGATATGGATATGCTTTTGATTTATACATCAGCTGTACTTAGTCTGATTGCATCTACTAATTCTTCTGCTTTAGCACCGAATATAAGTTTAGCTGCAGTTTCTGCAGTGAAACCTTGGTCTTGTAAAGCAAAGTATTCTGACCATGCACGTACTGATATACGTTCTTCTGGGTCTTCTACCATAGTTGTATCATGTATGACATCATGCCAGTCCTCTGGGAACTGTTCCATTGCCATTGGATGTATTCTATCGACATAGATTTTTACAGGAAATCTATCTTTAAGTGCAAGTGGTAAGCTTTCTGGTGGACTGTTAGTAGTAGCAACTACTTGAAATCCTTCAGCAGGTCTTACTGTTTCCTTACTATCATTATTGAGTGTCAACATTGCTATGTCTTGGTCATCCAATATAGCATGCAAGAATGTCATTGCGTCAGGTGATGCGTGGTCAATCTCATTGATGACTAACCTACCACCATTACGCCATGCTTGTATTGCAATACCGTCATGCCATTCGAATGTACCGGTGCTGCTTGGTTTGTAAAAACCTTCTAAGTTAGCAGACGCAGTATCTTCTGTCATTGTAACTTGATACACATTAGGTGTACCATCTGCATTCAGTGGTGTAGTTTGTTTAACAGCACTGTATGTTTTACCTGTACCTGGAGGACCGTATAATAATATACGCTTTGACTTACCAACTACAGCTTGTATTTGTTTCCAACAATCGTTTTCCATTAGTTATTCCCTTCTGTATTGTTTCTAAGAAAGTCATCAGCTTGGTCGCCAATGCTCTCTTGCATTTGATTTATATTGTTTGTTGTCATATCTAACAATTTCCCTTCGTCTTCTGTTAGATGACACTGTATAGATGTAGGTTGCATTTCCAACCAGTGTTGAAATACACCTCTATCTTCAGCTTCTTGTCTTATCTCTTCTATTTGCTCAAGAGTAAACGTTCCTCCATGTAAACCATGCGGATGTGGTCCCATAAAGTTAGTCATTACTTCAGCTCTGCAAACAGTAACTATCTGCATTGCTCTAGTTATTGCTTCCATATTGCCTGTTGCATGTACTATAACTTTCCATACATCAGGTTCTCCATCATTTAATGGCCATGCATGTTTATCTCCATGGCTATCAAAGTCTGCATACGCCACAACAACAGTAAAACTTTTGCGTGGACGTATCTTTTCCTCAATTAAGTTCATATCTTTTCCTTTCTGTAAAGCAAAGGCAGTACAGAAAGGAAAGATATTCGTTACCTTGCCACTGCTCTGTACACCGGACAGCACCTATGCACTCCTTGCCTTTAACTAAAACTTGTATATTACCTTACCAATCCATTCCAATCCGAAGCCAACATGACCCCACCTATCCTGACCGTAAATTAAAACTTGATTGGTATGCTTACCTTTCCTATACTCAGCCCACCTGGCCTGACCTTAACGTTCCTAACCGTAAATTAAAAACTTTAATGTACCTTAGCTTGGCTATCCTTTCATTACCGCACCGAACCGAAGAGGTCCGTACCGATGCATTCCGAAATGATTAAAAACCTTTACGTATTTTTGACCAAGTACTTACAAGTTGGTCCATAAGTTTAATGAATGTTGTATCATCATCCTTCATAGCACCAGCTTCAAGGTATTGATTAAGTAGTCTTGCGTAAACAGTAGCACTTTGTCCAATCCATTTGTTGT